CTGATGGTCCTTGGTGCAAGGAAGGGGAATGGGTAATGTTTGCCCGTTATGCTGGATCAAGAATAAAGATAGAAGGTGGAGAAATACGTCTGCTAAACGATGACGAAGTTTTAGCAACCATCAAGAATCCAGAGGATATCTTGCATGAATATTAAATCATAGAAGGAGTAAACTATGCCAAATGAAGAAAAAGAAAAAGAAAAAACAGTAGATATAGATACATCAGGTCCTGATGCAGAAGTATCTATTGAAGAGGTAAAGGACGAGTCGGTTATAGAAACCGAAGCGCCTAAAAAAGAAACCGTTAGCGAAGAACCAGTAGAGACGAAAGAAGAAGTAAAAGAAGAACCAAAAAAAGACGACGAAAAACTAGAGGACTACAGTAAAGGTGTTCAGTCTAGAATTGCAAAACTTACACGTAAAATGCGTGAAGCTGAAAGGCAAAGAGATGCAGCTACTGAATATGCAAAATCTGTAGAAGAAAAAAGAAAAGCCTTAGAAACAAGGTTTGAAAAAACTGATGCTCAATATCTCAAAAAATTTGAGACAAGTATCTCAACTGGTTTAGAGGCTGCACAAAAAGAATTAGCTGTAGCTATTGAAGCTGGTGATGCAAAAGCACAAGTTGATGCACAGAAGAGAATCTCTACACTTGCATTTGAAAATGCAAAATTAGAGCAGAGTAAAGAAGCTAGAACAACAGCTTCTACTGGAGGAGAAATATCAAAACCTTCAGAAGCTCCTAGTCAGCCAACAATACCGGCTGAACCTAGTGATCCGATGGCAGAAGCTTGGGCTGGTAAAAACTCATGGTTTGGTAAAGATAGAGCTATGACATATACAGCGTTCGAAATTCATAAGGATTTAGTCGAAAAAGAAGGTTACGACTCTAATTCAGATGAATATTATGCAGAAATCGATAAAAGAATCCGTGTTGACTTTCCGCATAAATTTGCTACAACTGATGTTAGAAACACGACCGACCCCGTTCAGACGGTGGCTTCAGCAAAAAGAAGCGTAAGACCTGGTCGCAAAACTGTGAAACTCACATCTTCACAAGTAGCAATCGCTAAAAAATTAGGTGTGCCACTCGAAGAGTACGCAAAACAATTAAAAAACACGGGAGGAGCGTAAAATGGAAAAAGAAAAAAATACATCTCGTGCGAGCCAAACACGGTCAAAGTCTGAAAGACCAAAAGTGTGGGTTCCACCTTCATCTCTAGATGCACCCCCTGCGCCTGATGGATTCAGGTACAGATGGATAAGAGCCGAAACTTTAGGCTTTCAAGACACGAAGAATATAACTGGACGTATTAGAGAAGGTTATGAACTCGTTCGTGCCGAAGAAGTCGAAAATGCAGGTGACTATCCGGTTCTCGAAGACGGGAAATACAAGGGAGTGATTGGGGTTGGAGGCCTTCTACTTGCGAAGGTACCGATCGAGATCGCGAAGCAAAGACAAGAATACATGGCTAATCGTCATGTAGATCGAAGCAAAGCCGTAGAAAACGATCTTATGAAGGAGCAGGATAGTAGAATGCCTATCAACGTTGACAGGCAATCTCGTGTAACCTTCGGTGGTACAAAGAAATAATATTATTTCGTGGGTTAATCCCTATCATCGAATTTAAGATAACCCGTTTATGGAAACATAAACACAAGGAGAAACAACTATGGCAAATAGAAACACACAAGGTTTTGGTTTGATTCCTGCAGGTACATTAGGTGGTTCGCCATCTACTCAAGGCCTAGGCAAATACAAAATCGATGCTGGTTATGCAACAACTATATATAATGGTGGTGCTGTGGCTTCTAGTGCTGGTTACATAGTCGAAGGTCAGGGAACTGACACTGCGATTATTGGTACATTGAATGGAGTATTCTACAACGCGGCTACAACTTTGAAGCCGACGTTTGCGAATTTCTACACTCAAGTAACACCAGCGAACTCAGAAGATATAGACGCTTTTGTATACGATAACCCGCAACAACAATACGTAGTAGCAACTGATGCTGCTGTCGCACAATCAGGTTTCCTAGAAACCTACGACATGAATACTACAGCTGGTAGCGATACCACTGGTAAGTCTTCAGCGACATTAGACATCGCCGACACAAGTGCGGATGCAGCCACATTCAGATTGTTAAGAGTAGCAGAAGATCCTTCTAACGAAGATATCACTGCAGCTTTTGCATCTGTAGTCGTTGTTCCAAACTTGATTGAACTACAATCATAATAGGAGAATAGGAGATAAATTATGGCAATATCAAGATCACAACTAGTTAAAGAACTAGAGCCAGGATTGAATGCACTATTCGGCCTGGAATATAAAAGGTATGAAAATCAGCATGCTGAAATTTATACTGCAGAAAACAGTGACAGAGCTTTTGAAGAAGAAGTAATGTTATCTGGTTTCGCTAACGCGCAAGTGAAGGCAGAAGGTAGCGGAGTCTCTTTTGACGAAGCACAAGAAACTTTCACAGCGAGATACACTCACGAGACCGTAGCTCTAGCGTTCGCTATCACAGAAGAAGCTATCGAAGATAATCTCTACGATAGACTAGCTTCTAGATACACGAAAGCTTTAGCAAGATCTATGAGCAATGCTAAACAAGTAAAAGCAGTTGAGCCTTTAATCAACGGCTTACCATCAACAGCTACTTTCAAAGGTGGCGATGGTGTTGCTTTATTTAGTACATCTCACCCTACAGTATCGGGTACTTTTAAAAATACCCTATCTACTCAGGCGGATCTTAACGAAACTTCATTAGAGCAGTCGTTGATAGACATCGCGGCTATTACTGATGAAAGAGGTCTAAGAGTTGCAGCTAGAGGCGTAAAAATGATTGTCCCTTCGGAAAATCAATTTACGGCTGAGAGATTGATGAAATCTCAAGGCAGAACTGGAACAGCTGATAATGATATCAATTCGATCGTATCAATGGGTATGATTCCTCAAGGTTATAGAGTGAACAACTACCTAACTGATAGCGACTCGTTTTACATCATTACAGACGTACCTAACGGTATGAAAATGTTTAACAGAGCTCCATTAACAACTGCAATGGAAGGTGATTTCGACACTGGCAACGTTAGATACAAAGCTAGAGAAAGATACTCATTTGGTGTATCTGACCCTAGAGGTATTTTTGGCGTAGAAGGTGCGTAATTAGTAACAAAATAAAATTAAAAGGGGGCTTTCGAGCCCCCTTTTTTTATGATAAATAAGAAAGGCAACTATGAAGAACTTCCGTGTACAAATCAGAGCATATGGCTATTATGCAGACTTTGAGGTCATCTCAGAGGATGATGATAAAGCGTTTGAAAATGCACTAGTTGACAAGCTAGGACAATCTGATATAAAATGGGAGAAAGATGGATTTATAGACCATCGTAAACTATGGCTAACTTACGAGGAGATCATAGATGCAAACGCAAGTAAGAGACCTTTACAAAGCGAAGAGGGGTCTGGAGACAGAATGGGCGGTGCACCAGCGTGATAACCAAAGATACACTTTGGACATGGTCAAGATTGACAAAAAAATCAGAGAAGTTGTCAATCAAATTAAGGAAGAGGAAGCTAAAATAGCTACTCTTGCTAGTAAGATCGAAGACGCTGCACCCGAAGTTTCAGTAGCTACTTAATCAAAGCTACATCGCTGAAAACGTACTTTCACTACGCAATCTCTTGCACTCTATTATAATCTAATATATAAAATACCCACTATACAATTTAAAGATCATAGACGCGTATAGTCGACGGCCTAGAGACTATGATCGAATATAACTAGGAGGATACAATTATGGCAAAAACAACGTTTTCAGGACCGGTGATATCGAAAAATGGTTTCGTAAACACAGGACCTGATATGGCTATTAGCTTAACAGCTGATACAACTTTGACAGTTGCTACACACGCAGGTAAAATCTTACTTACAAACGATGCTGATGGTAAATTTACTTTACCAAGTATCAATGTAAATAGTAATGGTGCTACTGCAGGTGATAACGACTTCAATAACTTAAATAATATTGGTGCATCTTTTCACTTTTATGTGGAAACAGCTGCAACTGATATGGACATCAAAACAGATGGTACTGACAAATTTAAAGGCGGTATCATGA